GTGTCCGGCATGATTGCTCTGAAGACTGACACCGCCCTACCCCCAGAGGAGGGCGCCTAGGCCGCGAATTCAAGACCAAGCTGGCCCACTGGCTTGGCGCCTCGCTTGAGACGACTCTTTCTTGGTTTTTTCTAGGTGACAATTGGAACAGGTGGAGACTAGGTTGCTCTCACTATCGTCGCCACCGAAGGCAACAGCTAGCCGATGGTCCACCTCGGTAGCCACCGTTACGCGTCCAGTTGATTGCAGGCAGTACTGACAGAGATAGCTGTCTCGCTTGAGGATCTTCTCTCTCAGTCGGCGCCACGGCCTACCAGTCAGGCCAGTACGCTCAGCGCGCTTACTGGTTGCCCAAGCCTCAGCCAAGTGCTCATGCTTCTCGCAGTAACGCGCGCCGCGGATCAGCGCTCCGCATCCTGGAGCACAGCAAGGCTTCATCGGTCGCAGCGCCATCAGCTCACCCTTGAGCCGTCCATGTAGGTGCTCGGCTCTTCATCCTGCTCAGTCTCTTCGCTCAGTGCTTCCACTAGCATCAGTAGCAGCTGGTTGGTCTTGCGCTGCTCTTCCAGTATCTGGGTCAGTAACGATTCCACGTGATCTCTCCCAGGCAATCTGTGCCCACTTCTTCAGCCAGGCTCGTCGCCTCTCACATGCGGCGCAGGCCATGACGCTTCCTCTTGCGTGAGTAGATCCACACCTCTTTCCCGATCATCACAGCGACACAGGCTGCGAGACATATAAGGATCAGGGTGGCGTGGAGGCGTTTCACTTCTGCTCTCCAGTTACCTTCGGCTGCGACACCACCCGGGCGATAGCCATAGCCACGCCAAGGACCATGTTCACGCTGGCCCATGCGACGGGGTTGATGTGGCCTTCGAACGCTACCCATGCACCGGCTGCTGCGTTGAGCACTGCGGTGAGGATGGCGAGCTGCACACTGGTCAGACGCCAGCACTTGCGCCATTCGTGGATCAGGTTCATGACGTGACCGCTCGCAACAGGTGAGGCCCGACGATCTGCACCACGGAGATGATCGCGCCGGCAGCGCCGAGCCCGTACATCACCTTCTTGCCCATCTCCCGAACGTTCACATCCAGGGACTTGAGTAGTTCGGATTGGGTCTGTGCTATCAGCTCCAAGCGCCCTACCCGCATTGGCAGGTCTTCGTGGTGCCGGTCGAATCGATCAAGCCTGTGCTTCACCAGGTGCATGTCTTGCTCGAGAGCACCGACCCGCTCGGGCACAGTGCGTCCGCCGTCGTGGTCGGTCATAGTGGAGTCTCGTTGGCGTTTGGTCCGGCCTCACATGCGCGTGCGATCCGCTCGGGGCAAGGAGGCAGGCATGGGGCCGGAAGAAGGTTGGGCGCATGGTGGCGAGCCATTCAAACGGCCTTTAGCGCCCGAAACTGGTATTTCATTGCCGACTCAAGCGCGGATTGGCTTTCTAATCGGCATAAAAAAACCGACTCAGTGGTCGGTTTCTTGGGTTGGTGCAGGTGGGCAGTGGCTCGTCCTGCCTCCGGGCGTTAATGACCTGTTGCGTCCGCGTAGGTATCCCGGCAACGATTCGCGATTGCCCCGCTCTTGGGGTTCACCTGCTGCTGCAATCCCCTCAGGCGAAGGAATCACAGCATGGAGAAATGATCACCTGAGCCGCACGGGAAGTCAAGGAGTTTTTCTCACGTATTCACGCCGCATCTTTCCACTGGTACAGCAGGCCAGAAACCGGCGCCAGCGCGGCTTTGTCCATGTCGTTGCAGGCCTGGAAGAAGGCGTCGATGTGTGACTCCCACTCACGGGTCCAGTTCTCGCTACAGAGGCGAACACCGTACTCGTCGAACAGCCAGGCGCGGAAGCACTCGGGCGTCGGCAGTGGATCAGGCGTCGAGCTCTGTCCGCCCTGATGCTGGCGGCGATACCGGTACAGCACGCCCCTGGCGACGTACTGCGCCTTCTCGCGCTTGGCTTCTGTCATGCGCGGAAGCTTGGCGGCGGCCATAGCGAACACCAGCTCCTCGGCAATCTCCCGGTGGTCGTCGTCGGCCAGTGGCGAGTACATCCAGTGGCCGAAGCACTGCAGGCTGGCCGGCAGCGTACCGATCACCGACTGGACCATTCCGCACAGCGCCTGATCGAGCGCCACGTCGGTGCGTCGGTCCTTCTCGGTCTTCTGGATGCTGGCCTGCAGCATTCCCACCTCGAGGGCGTAGGAGGTAGTCGATTCCCGGCGCTGGTAGTAGGCGTCATGCCAGAGTTGACGCGCGCTGTTCATCTTCATGCTGCTTCCCCCTTGAGCATGTTCGGATTAACCGTGTGCCGGCCGACCTCGCCGAACTCCGCGTGATGGATGATGCACTTCATGTTCTGCTGCGCCCGGTAGCCGCCCCATGCGGAGTAGGCGTCCTTGGCGGTCAGGGTGTTGAAGGACTCCACGGTCACGCCGCTGTATTCCTTGACGCTCTGGTGGTGGACGTGGCCGATGTACCAGTATCGGAACTCGGTGCGGCCCCATGCCTGCGCCTGGTCGGTAGCCATGACGCCCGGGAGGCGGTCGGGCTTGCAGGAATGACCGTGATGCATACCGATCAGCACCTTGCCGTGCTCGTGGTACATGAACGGCGCCGGAGAGGTGTCGATCGTCACCCGCGGCTCATTGGCGTAGATGTGACTCAAGGCAATGCTCAGCCAGATAGCACCGGTATCGTCGTGGTTGCCGATGACGTTGCAGACGCGCACCCGGGCGTGCTTCATCAGGGCGGACTCGATGCACTGCCTCATCACCTTCACGCCGACGCGGATCATCTTGGCGTAGCGGCCGTCGACGTCGAGGATGTGGCCGGAGCGGCTGGTAGTGCCTTCCATGTTGTCGGCGTGAAACCAGTCCCCGCAATTGATGATCAGCGCTTGCTCGCAGGCCGGCGCCATATCGACCAGGGCAGCCATAGCGCCACACTGGACGCGCTCGGCAATGGCCAGATCCCAATCGCTACCCTGCGTTTCCTCTCCCCAGGCACGCATACCGATGTGGGCGTCGCCGATCGGGTAGGCGGCCAGCAGGTGCGAGAGGTAGCTGCCCCCGGCCTTGCGTGGGGCAACCTGCGGAAGATCCTCCGACATGGCCTGGCACGCTTCACGGATCAGCTCAGCCTGGCGTTCTTGGTCGATCGTGGTCTTGACCCACTGGAGTTTCGCCTTGCCGTCTTCGTCGTACAGGGTGGACGTACCCTTGAGACGAAACCCATCGGGCACGGTCTTGGTCATGTCGTGCTCAGGGCTCCACCCTTGGCGAGCGAGGCGCGCCTTGTGGGTGTAGACGTTGCGCTCGTGCAGCCCAAGGATCTGCGCAGCCTCTGCCACAGTACGGCCAGTCAGCGCGGCCTTGATTTCGTCGTCTGTCGCTTTGCGTGCGGCCATCAGGCTGCCTCCCCGTCTATCTCTGAAATGGTCACCTCGACGCACCCTAGGGCCTTGATAGGGCCTCTTTTGATGGTCAGATGGTCGATCTGGCTGTCGTCTTCCCAGGCTCCGCCGTGGGTGAGCGCGTCAAGCAGTCCTTTGCAGAGGTTGTCCAGGTCCCGGCGGCGACGGTCAGGCGGGCAAGCGGTGATGACCACCTGCAGGCGCCCTTCCATCTTTCGCACGCCGGCCGACTGGCACAGAGCGGTTACGTCCTTGCAGTAGCTACGCCCCTTGGCGCTGATCAGCGTCTTGGCGCCAACGCGGCGGTAATAGGTGTTGTTGCTCGGCGGCCAAGGCAGGCTGATGGCTGTCATCTACTCCCCCTCGCCTTCAGAGCCGCCACAACGGCAGGACGCGCACTCTCCGGAACAGCTGCCAGCAGGACGCTGCCCTGTCTCTGCTTCTCCGGCCCCTTGAGGTCGCGCACCTTCCACCGGATCAGGCAGGCCGTTTTGTCCGCTTCGATCAGCGCCCGAGCATCGGCAGTCAATTCCGCCAAGTTCAATCCAGCAGGAGCCGCAGAGGATCTGGTCATTGGTCATCGCCTCAGTCATCGGTACGCACTCCCAGGCTGGACCGGCTCATTGCTGCCACTGCACTCGTTGCGATGGTCGTTGGCCTTGGGGCAGCGCTTGTTTCCGCAGGCCGGGCAGAGAATCATCTTCACGCTAGAAAGCGGCAGAGGGCCGACCTTCAGCCCCTTCTCCTCGATGCAGCGATGGCACTCGCACTGCTCCGGCGCGAAGTTCATGTGCTTCTCGGTCGGGAACGACACATCCAGGCCGACGACGGTGCGCGGGTCATTGCAGACTGCCCCGCTTGCAGCTCGACGCGCGCCATCAGCCAGCATTCGCCCTATCTCGTCCAGCTGCGACGCGCCCCTCTCCGCCTCGGTGCGGCAGTCGATGGTGTTCTGCTGGCCGAACTCTGGCGGCAGGCGGTCCTCGGCCAACTTCGCGTAGCCCTGGATGTCGTGCCAGTTGTCGGCGTAGTTCGGGTCGCCTGAGAGGATGCGCCCCACCTTGTCTGCGATTACCTCGAGCGACTGCTTCTGCACATCGGTCAGGCGGTCCCAGCCGGCCTCGGCACACATGGTGCGCTTCAGGTTCTGGCAGATGCGGGCGTGGTCGGTGAAGTCGCCGTAACGGCTGCCGCGCTCGGCCAGGGTTTGTGCGAGTTTGTTGGCGTCAGTCATTGCGGCTTCCTTGTGGCTCTGTTGTTTGCGATCAGGGGGAGCTGGCCGGGCTTTAGCGGCCATGGGTGTTCCTTGCGGCAGTCGTGGCAGTACAGGGTCTGCCGTAGGCTGTAGCCGGTGGTCTTGTGGGTGGCGTCTACGGGGCAGGTCTTCATGCGGCGCCCCTTTTCGCATCGATAAGCCCCATGCGGGCGAGTTGTGCGATGGTGTCGAGCACCGCCTTACGCAGAATCTCCCGGCGCTCGTCGCGGGTGTACTTCTTGCCGTTGTCCAGCTCGTGGTGGCAGCTCTGGCAGATGGCCGCGGTGAGGCAGTCGTCTGTCTTCTGGCTCATCCCCTTTCCTTCGTTGATGTGTGCGGCCTGGACGCCATAGGCGCCGCAGAGCACGCAGTTTTCGATCTTGTGTACCGCTGAGAGCCATTTGCTTGAGCGGAATGGCTGGGAGCGCTGGCGGAGCATCAGGCAGCCCTCCCGCTTCCATGGATGGAGATATGGCTCCAGCTACGGCCCGCCTTAATCTCCTGAATCGCTGAAGGAGTCACCGGATAGTCGCGAGAGATGGACGTGGCGCCCTCGCCGGCCGCAAGCCTTACCTTTATTGCGCGCACGCACTCGTCGGTTAGCTTTGCAGCGGGGCTTTCTTCGCCCGGGCCTGAAGTGCTCACCATCAAGCCCATGGCGGATGCATGCGCCATGTTTTGCGCATGGGTCACCCATTCGAGATTCTCTGGCCTGTTGTTGTATTTACAGCCATCAATGTGATTAACGCAGGGCAACGAATCAGGATTAGGAATGAAGGTCATGGCCACCAGGCGATGAACTAGCCATGGCTCCCGGCTCTCTCCAAGGGTTAGCGTTGTGCGCTTGTAGCCGTTCTTGTCACTGTTGGTTTTGAGCACCTTTTCCGGGATGACTCGCTCTAGCCATACTCCTTTTGGGCAATGCTTGATGACCTGCCTCGCGGCCTTGACGCGCCCAAGAGTCGAAGCGAAGTACTTCCCGTCATAGCCAGGAATTGGCATCCATATCTCGTCCATCAGTACCGCCCTCCCCAGTTATCCTTCTGGGTCCAGCGCACTTGGTTCTCAGCACCAAAAGCCGATACCCACTCAATCAGCGAGGCACACTTCTTCACGCCCAGCTTCGAGGTTTTCTCGTAGATGACGTCGAAGCCGTTGCCATCTAGCGCCGGGATCATCGTTGCGTTCTCGCCCATCTCGCGCAGCCAGGCTGCGGTGCAAAGGCGCTTCCAAATCAGAACGTTCCACTTCTTGCCGGCGTGCTCGACCTGCTTGGCAATATCACTAAGCATCGCGTGCAGCTTGGCGTTTTGTTCAGCAGTGCGATCTTCGTCGGTGATTGCCACCTTGCGAGGCTTGGAAAGGTCCAAGCCCTGCAGGAAGCTGATCAGCCGCTGGCGGTCCATGTCGGAGCGGAGCATGAGGTCAGCCACGGCGCACCTCCCTCAGGCTCTGGCACTCAACGCAGCACACCGCCCACGGCGCAGCACGACGGCGCGCCTCGGGAATCTCGATGCCGCACTCCTCGCATTCCTCAGCGCCCTGCCCCTGCAGCCTGGCCTGTACCATCGCCACGCCACCTATACGATCTGCCTCCTCTAGGCCAGTAGCGCGATCTGTTACATCGGGGGCTGTGCGGACTTGCTCCAGTGCTTCCGCCATTTCATTGATGACTGGCATTTATGCGGTTTCCTTCAGGTCAGGGCGCTGCTCGACTTGGCCGGAGTAGTTCACCCACTGGCGCGGCTTGCTTTCGGCGCGTTCGAGGTATTGAGCGGAGCCTTGGTCAAACCAGAGCGGGATCTTTCCTTCCTCGCCGGTGAGCCGCTGCTTGCTGATGATCATGTGCACGTCGGATTGGCTCTCGAAGACAGCGGCGTCTTCCCCGCCCTGCTTCATGGCCTCTTCCTTCTTCTTGTTCCGCCAGACCGTAATCACGTTGTCTGCCAGGTCGGTGAGGATGGCGCCGCCGCGAACGTCGAGCTTTCCGGGCGCCTTCGACTCGTCTTCCGCCTTGCGCGGGTGGGCGACCAGATGCACATGCACGCCCATCTCGTGAGCGAACCCGACCAGGGCTTCCATGGCCTGCTTCTGGCCGTTGTAGTCGTCCTCAGCCATGCCCAGCTTGGCCAGACTGTCCACGATGAAATGCGTCACGCCATAGCGGCGAGCGGCGTAGCGGAAGGTTTCGAGCATCTCGCTCGTCTTTGCCGATCCGACCTGGTTGTAAATCCAGAGCTTGCCGGCCAGCGATTCGAGGATGGCGTTGATGTAGCCGCGGGTCGGATAGCACAGGCCGGAAGCCTGGCGGACCATGCGCTGGAGGGTGCGGCGGGCCGGCATCTCCATAGAGGCGATGCAGAACTTCTCGCCCTTGCGCATACCGTGATAGGCCAGGTAGTTCAGGAGCTGCGACTTGCCGTGGCCAGACCAGCCGGTCCAGACGCTCAGCTCAGAGGAGCGGAACCGGATCACGTCGCGGGCCTTCTCCCACGGCACTTCCATGCCGCTGACGGTCGGGTTGCGCTCGAAGAACTCGGCACAAACCTCGTCGGCAAAGTCGAGCACACCGGCCAGCTTGTCCGGGTCAAGGTTCTTCGCCTTGGCGTAGCACTCGTCGATGTCGTCTTCGGTCAACATCAGCGTGTCGAGCGCGTAGTTGAAGTCCTTGCAGCCAAGGCTAACCAGGCGGCAGCGCTCGCGGCCGAGGCGCTTGATGATCTCTTCGGTGGCCTTCTCGCCCTCCTCGTCCGCGTCAAGGCACAGGTAGATCGTGTCGAAGCGCTCGAGATTGGAATACTCGTGCTCGATCCAAGCCTGCTTGTTGCCGCTGCCGCCGCCGAACGGGACCGACAGCGCCGGCTTGCCGTACTGCCAAGCGGTCATGGCGTCGATCTCGCCTTCCACGATGGTGACTTCGCGGGCATCGGCGGGAATGGTCTGCCAGCCGAACAGGCACGGCTCAGTGCCGGGCGATGTGCGAATGCCGGTCTTCTTCCCGTTCTCGTCGCGGTCAATGCCGATGGTCTTCCAGTGAACCAGGCCACCGTCGCGCAGGTACGGGAACACGATCAACCGGCCCTGCTCTGCGATCTTGAACTTGGCGATGGTCTCAGCCTTCAAGCCGCGTCCCTTCAGGTAAGCCATGACCGGGCTATCGGGCTTCGGCGTGGCGCACTTTGGGCGATCCGGCCGGGCGAACTCCTTGGCCTTGGGCGATTCCAGCTTTGGCTCGTGAACGCCGAGGTAGCTCTTGGCCTCACTGAGGGCGGTGCGCATATCGCAACCACGAGTCGCGCGCCACAGGTCCAGCAGGTCGCCCGTCTCGCCGGTCGAGAAATCGCACCAGACACCGGCCTTTTCGCCCTTCAGGTGGACGCCGAGGCTCTGCCCCTTCTCACCATTGGTGCTACCCACACGCCACTCGGAGCCTTCACGCTTACCGGCCGGCAGCAGGTAGTGGCACACGTCGTTGACGCGATCAGCCAGACGGCTGGCAATCTCGGAGGGAGTCATGCCTGCCCCCTGGACTTCAGGTAGGACCAGGCGTAGCCGGTGGCCGGATCATGCGTCTCGGAGTTGCGGACTTCCCAGCGATTCTCGATGGCGTTCCAGTACTCGAAGTCGCCCTTGCGGGTCAGCGGCGGGCAGGTGCGGGAATCGCCCTTCACGACGCCGCCGGAGGCAGTGGTGCGCAGCGGGTGGATGTTCGAGGCCAGCGCCTCGCGCCAATGCTCATCCGGCCCGAGGAACGTGGCGGCCTGCTTCACGAACGACGTGCCGACGTTGCCCTTGGCCTGCATCTGGTCGGCGTAACGCTTGGCCGACAGGGTCAGGTCTTCTGCCTTCACGCCAGAGCGGAGGCGAGCATTCCAAGCCTTGAAGGCGCCCTTCTTGGAGTTGCCGCCTTCACGCTTCGGGTACTCAGCCCAGAACGCTTCGAACTCAGCCGAGTAGGCGCTCGTGTCATCGGCAGATGGCACAAGAGCTTTTTGCTCTTGCTCTTCTTTGGTTTTGGTTATTGGTTCTTGGTTAGTTTTCGATCCGCTTTCTTCTGGGTTAGCGGAAATAACCGGCTGGGTTTCTTCTGGGTTATTTTGGCTTTGCTCTGGGGTGGCGTCTGCTTTACGAGGACGCCCGCCACGCTTGCCATTCTCCGCGGCCTGCTTGGCTTTGGCTTGGTACTGAGCGATAACCTGATCGCAGTGGCTGTGCTGCCAGCCAGCATCTGTTTCAACGAAGAACTCTGCCAGAACCGCAGCCACCTCACTCACGTTTGAGCGCATGCGGATAACGCGGGCAATGGCATCAGCATTGCCCTGGATCGGCTGCTCGTTGATGTAGTACAGGTCCAGAAGACGGCGGTAGGCCAGGTCTTCAGTAAGGTCGAGGTGAGCCGTGCGGAGCATGTAGTCGCCCGGATGGAACGGATAGAAATTCATGCTCAAATCTCCAGCTCGTCAGTGACGCGCTTGATGAATTCGTCGTAGCTCTCGGCCATCTGAATGCCCAGCTCTTCCAGGGCGCCGCGATAGGCCTTGGCCGATCCGTAGAGCACCCAGCGCTCACGCTCAGGCAGATGCTTGAATGCCGAGTAGGAAGGCCACGGCCCCGCGATAACGGCGCTTGCGCGCTGCTGGCTGGCTTCCGGGTTGTAGTAGGAATCGAAATGGTTCATAATTTCCTCACCTCGTAAGTGGTGTTGTTGAAGAGCCCGGTCTGATCCACCGGGCTTTTTGTTGCCCTGAATTTGGGTACTGGATAAAAAAACAGCACATCCATAACCCTGTCGCTTCTTTACCGCTTGGCCTAATCTGGAACCCATGGAAACCACTGACATGGACGTTCAAATGACTAGGCCGGGAATCTCTGAATCAGGAAGCCTCTTGCCAGGGGAAGTCGGGGCAGAGGTCGCGGCGGTTAACAGCGCCACCGGTAGCACGCTCGATCTGGATGGCACGCTCGGCAGTGATGCCGCGCTGGCCGGAGATCAAACGGGAGAGGTAGGTGGGCTTGACGCCGAGGCGGGCAGCGAGCTTTTGCTTCTCGCCGCGAGGCAGACTATTGGCGTAAGTGGCGAGGTCCATGCGCATTTACCTGCGGGTACATTTACCACGCAGTTTACCTCACAGAACCGGCAGGTCAAGGTAATTTCCCGCGAGGAAAATGCCGGCTTTAATAGCGGCATGGACATCTCTGAAATTCGCAAACACCGGGTCGCCCAGCTCATTGATCAGCGCTTCAATGGGGTTGCTGCCGACTTCGCCGCAGCCATCAGCCGGACGCCTTCGTACGTCTCCCGCATGCTGTCCTCGAACAAGCACAGCAGGGGCATTGGCGAGACCATGGCGCGCTGGATTGAGCAGGAGCTTGAGCTAGAGCCAGGCTTTGTAGATCGCCCGCTAGACGCAGCCGAGCGCCCTCCTGTAAAGCAAGCCGAGCTGCCGTACGAGCTGGAGCCGGTGGGCGTATGGGATGACGAAACCCCGCTAGAGAATGGCGAGGTTGAGCTGCCCTTCCTGAAAGAGGTTGAGCTGTCCGCAGGAAGCGGCAGAACGGCCATTCACGAGGCGGGATCAAGGAAGATGCGCTTCGGTGCCAGGACGATGCGTGCGCGTGGCGTAGAGCCTGCCAACGCGGTTTGCGTGACGGTTACTGGCAACTCCATGGAGCCGGTACTGCGCGACGGCGCCACCGTGAGCATCGACCGAGGTACCACACGCATTCACGACGGCGACATGTACGCGATCGACCACGACGGCCAACTGCGCGTTAAGCAGCTGTACCGCCTGCCAGGCGGCGGTATTCGCCTGCGCAGCTTCAATCGCGACGAGCATCCCGACGAGGAATACAGCCTCGAGCAAATCGAACGCCACAAGATCCGCGTCCTCGGCCGGGTCTGGTGGGGCGCCATGTTTTTTTGAGGGCCTATTCCGGGCCTTCCATCTCGCGTCAACCCTGCCATCATCGACGAACGGTCGACATATCAAATCTTTGGTTCAATTCTGGAGCGGTGCCATCATTCGGCACCCTGCTCCTGCGCCGATATAGAAACAAATCGATGCGTAGATTGGCTCATAGATTTATTTGCCAGCCTTGATAGCCGAATGCCACTACCCTGTTGCGTTTTGTAAAGGACGCAAGGGCAAAGGAGTTTTTTGATGGATTGTTCGACGTGCACCAACCGGTGCGAAAGCATGTTGTCCCGCCAGGATCTTGAGCGCAGCGGAGTTGACCAGGCGAACATAAGGAAGATGCGGCTGGCGAAACACATGACCCGCCCAGCCATGCCCTTTGATGCAGAGGTGTTGCTGGATTGCGAGGATAAACGGCTGCGGCCAGGCGAGGCCTTCATCATCGACATAGGCGGCGCTCTGCGCTTTGCGTTCGCCGCGCTGCTGCCGAGCGGCGGCATGAACCTGCAAGCGGCGTACGATCTGACGCATTCCGAGATGGTGGACGCCTGCGCCGCAGGTAAAGCACTGGTAATCGGCCGGGCTTTCCGCGTGGACTGGCTCACAGGCTGATACCCAATCAGAAAAAAGAACCTGCTTCGGCAGGTTTTTTTGTGCCTGAAATTTGACTTTCGAGACAGGGAGTTACCTCAATGGCAGGTAAACTTTTCCATAAATATTTACCTCACCCGCTTGACGTATGTTTTCCGCGTGGTAAATTTACCTCAACGCAACACACAACGCCGGACACGCCGGCTAGGACGAGAGGGACCGAAACCTTCTCCCAGCCCCCGACAAGGGGACCGACTGGCGACTGGACAGGAAGTCCGACGACGTTCTTTAGAAACGGAAGAATCACTGAAGCGCCTTCGACAAGAGGGCGCTTTGGGATGACAACCGAGACAAGGAGATCCACATGGACACGATCCAGGTAGACGGATGGCTCGGCCGGCTCGGTCAGGGCCTCGCGCCGCGGCAGCTGGAAGCAACCCTTTGGGCGTGCGCAGACAAGACAGCGAAAGAGATAGCTCGCTGCATGGGCTGCGCGCCGGCGACAGTCGTCAAGCAGCTCGACGACGCCCGTTTCAAGCTGGGCAACCAGCGCACTACCCGCGGCCTCTGCCTTGAAGCCATGCGCCGGGGAATCATCGCTCCCCTGGTGCTGGCGTTATTGGTAGGCGCCGAGCACAACCCGCAGGTTCGCCCGATTCGCCGGCCGGAAGCGCCGAGATCGCAGACAGTGGCGCGCATACAGCGCCTTGAAGAGGCAGGACTCACGGCATGACGAAAATCAGAATTTCCTCGTTCCCCGAGGAAGTGCAGATAGAGCTTGAGATTCAGGCTGAATCAGCGGGCATGACGCCAGAAGAGTATGCGGCCGAGCTGCTGCATGAGGCCCTGGAAAGCCTTCGTAGCGGCGCAATGTCGATCGATGACTTCATCGACACGAGCGACGTGCGAAAGCCGATCGTGCACTGAGATGACTCCGGCAGACGCGCAACGAGATCGAACTACCAAGGATTCCTTGACAGTTCAGCCCAGCCCACCGTGGCAAGTAACGGAGGCCAGAAACACCGAATCGAATTAGCGCCCCGAGCTTACGGCTATGAGGGGCGCCGGACCTCCTGCTGTGTGCCTCAACCAACCGGCACCAGGGCTGTGCGCAGCAGGTTGTATATACCCAGCGACCACGCGCCAACGCTGATCGAGGCGCGTGAACAGGGAAGCCCGCCGCCAACCAAACGAAGCCTTACGGCCTGCAATCAGCAGCGGGCACGAAGCGCACGAGACGAGCGACAGAGTTTCCTTCTGGCCATTCGCAAGAGTGGCCAGCGGGAAGACAACCAACGAGGCCTCACACATGAGCACTCACGCAGTAATGCTTGAAATGCGCCGCAAGAAGACGAGCCATATCTTCCACCTGATCTTCAGCATCCTGACTGGCGGATTGTGGATCGTGATCTGGCTGCTTTGCGCGCTTAGCAACAGCCTGGAGAACAGGAAGCTTGACCAGCAGATTGACCGGCTGCTGATAGCCGAGTCGAACACTCATCGTTAGGCCCGGCAGCTCGCAACCGAAACGAACTGCCAAGGATTCCTTGACAGTTCAAGGAGGCACGGATGAAGAACACCAAGCAACCCGCGCAACCAGCGCAACCCGCGCCACCCCGCCCCGCCCTATCGCTAGTACCCAAGGACAGGAGCACAGAGCAGTTCCCGTATGGAATGCAGGCGGTAGGTCGCAGGCAGGACACGCCCTTCACGTTTGGACGCTGACCCGCGTGCAGCGACTGGAAGAGGCGCAGTTGGCGGCTTAACGCAATCACAAATCAAGCTACTGGCGAAGCCAGGGGGACAGAAATGGACGAGAAAACGCAGGCAATAGTGGCGGAGATATGCATGGCGCTTGGTTACGACCCAAAGAACCCGCCTGTTCAGGTGGACGACAAACAGGCCGCGCAGGCCTTGGGTGTTAAGCCAACGACACTTTCGATATGGAGATCGACAGGGCGTTACAACCTGCCATACGTGAAGGTTGGCCGACTGATTCGATACCGGGTTAGCGATTTGGCCGCGTTTCTGGCAAGGCGAACTCACTGACACCCCACCCCCGCAGCTTGGCTACAGGCTGCAGCGGGCACCCATCAGCACATAGGAGGACAGGCCATGCTAACCGGCCCCGAAGTCCTGATCCTCTGCGCCTTCCTCGCAGCGCTGTACATGTGGGATTGGTGGCAGCGCAATAAGCCATCCTGAGCCCCACTGCATCACCCATTCCCAAGCCCATCCGGGCAACCGAGGTATCCACCATGAAGCACTACGGACCCATAGGGCGCCGCGAACAGCCGTGCCCGGATGAAAGCGTTTCCGGCGAAGAGCAGGTGCACGAAGCCCTCGACGCATACCACCCCGACACCCTCGCAGCCTACGCCGCCTTCGCCTCCGACAAGCTGGACCAGCCGATTGAACTGGTCGCCTCGCTTGTGCCTGGACTGGTCGGGCATCAGCGCTGGGAGAGCCACCGGAACCTGATCGGGCAGTTCAACCCCGATCTGGCCGAATACCTCGGCGAACTAGCCCTCGCCATCGACAAGCAGCAAGCGGCATTCATCGAACACCACGCGGCGCAGTTGCGCAGCAAGGCAGAGCAGATCAAGCAGGAGCGCGCAGCATGAACGCCTACGTACTCAAGGAGCTGGCCGGCGCCCTAGGCATCACCGTAGCCGGATCGCTTATCGGAACTCTCGCCTACGTGGCGCTATTGGGGGGTGTGTGATGGATAAGCCAGTGAAAGCATTCATCGTCGAGACCGACGACCCTGAAGATTCAAACATCCAGTTCGCCACAACAAATGTGGCGGCACGCCGTCATGGCGCCGACGAAATAGGCGCCGATTTCCAGTGCGTTTCGTGTAAGCGCCTGCCATGGGCGGATGAGTATGCCGGCAAGCCGATTCCAGCGAAGGCGTACATCGACAACGGCTGGCGGGTCGGTTGCACCAACTGCGGCGATATGGTCGGTGAGGATTCGTATGGCTGGGACGATGACGAAAACGAGACGCCGCACGAGCCGGTGTACCGCGGCGAGCACGTGTTCTGCTGCATGGATTGCCAGGCAACCCACGACGCCAAGGTCGCCGAGCAGAATGCGAAGTTTGCGTCCTTCGAAAAGCGCGCACGCGAGGCTCGACCAGACCTCCAGTTCACGTCGTTCCGCGGCAAATACCCGTATCGAACAATGACGGGCGAATTCATGTTTGACGGCGCGAATTACGGCGGAAGTGTGCGCGACGAGGGCGACGGGGAGCTGAAGTGGTTCGTGGCCCAAGGCGACAAAGCCCAGTGGGACTACCTCGAAGAATGCCGCACTACAAAGGAGGCACCCCATGGCTAGCCAAAGACAACGAGCCCTTCGCTACGCATGGTGGCGGGGCTTCGCAGTGACCCTTGCACTACTCACCGGCTGGGCTCTCGCTCACGGCCTTGCAGATCGAATCACCAACGGGGCTCCGTTATGAGAACCGAAACCATCGACTACGACGACACTCCCACAGGCCACTCATTCGCAGCGGCGTGGTGGACCCTTTCAGGGTTCGGCGTGCTGGCTGGCGTGCTGCTGATCGGCCTGGCTGGCGAGGCGGCGATCTACAACCTTTTCGGAGTACAAGCATGAACAACCAGAACATGAGCATCTGGAGCCAGGTCGAGAAGACCGCGCCGGAAGCCACCAAGTCCGCGAAGGTCAACGGCCAGCAGATCACCTCAATCAGCGGCCAGCACATGATCAAGCGCGCAACGGAGGTGTTCGGCCCGGTCGGTATCGGCTGGGGCTGGACGGTCGCCGAGGAGCGCTTCGACCAGGGCGGCGAGATCCGCAACGACAAGGGCGAACTGATCGGCCACGAGGTCGGCCACACCATCCGCGTGAAGCTCTGGTTCATGCAGGGCGACAAGCGCGGCGAGGTCGAGCAGTACGGGTGCACGCCGTTCACCTACAAGAGCAAGTGGGGCGTCACCACGGACACCGAGGCGCCGAAGAAGTCGCTCACCGATGCTGTGAAGAAGGCGCTTGCAATGCTCGGCTTTAGCGCTGACATCTTCCTAGGCCTCTACGACGACCGCGATTACGTGGCTGAGCGCGAGGCCGAGGCCCAGCTTGAGCAGGCCGAGAACAAGGAAGCCGAGGCGGCGCGCCAAGCCCAAGAGCGGCTCGACTGGCTTAAGGCTGCGCTCGACACGATGGCCGGCGCGCAAACCATGCACGAGCTTTCCAAGCTCCAAGCCTCTTACGTGCGCAGCGCAACCCGTCGCCACGAAGATAAGTTTGTCACCCGCCTGGCTCGGGCATTCGAGGATCGAAAAGCAGAGCTGGAACCCAAGCAGGAGAATGCAGCATGACCGCACTCTACGAAATCACCGGCCAGTTCAAGGAGCTGGCCACGCTGCAGGAGACGGCCGACGAAGATCTGGCCGTCGCCATCCGCGACACGATGGCGGGCATAGAAGCCGAGTTCAACGACAAGGCGCTGGCCGTGGCGCACGTCATCCTGAACTTCGACGCCGACGTTGCTGCACTCGACAAGGAAATCGAACGCCTGCAGGAGCGCAAGCGGCTGGTCACCAACCGCCAGCGCGAGATCAAGGAGTTCCTGCTCGAGAACATGGAAGCGTGCGGCATGACGAAGATCAGCTGCCCGCTATTCACCATCACCCTGGCCAAAGGCCGCGAATCGGTCGTCGTGGATGACGAGAACAGCATCCCGGACGATCTGATGCGCGTGAAGACCGAGATCGCGCCAGACAAGACTGCCATCGCCGCCAAGCTAAAGGCCGGCGAGGAAGTGCCCGGCGCGCGCCTGGAGCGCGGCCAATCATCCATCCGAATCAAGTAAGGAGCCAGAATGGCCAAGCACAAATACGACGTAGTAGCCACCGTCGGCAAGTACGAGAAGAACGGCGAAACCAAGTACATCAGCCGGAAAGTCGGCGCGGTCATCCAGACCGACAAGGGCTTCCGCATGAAGATGGACGCCTTCTTCAACCCGGCCGGCTGCAAGGTCGACGAAGATGGCTCGATCTGGCTTGCCCTTTTTGAGCCGCGCGACGATCAGCAGCAAGGGCAGCCGCAGCAGCGCCAACAGCCGCAGCGGAGTCAGCAGGCCGCGCCGCCAGATGATTTTGACTCGGAAATTCCCTTCCTCCCCCTGCATCACCTCGCCGGGGCATAAGCCCTTCAGGAGCGCCGCATGAAGCACTGTAAGAAGTGCGGCGCTCAGAAAGCGGATAACGAATTCTACGCCAGCCGCTCAGACTGCAAAGACTGCGCGAAGGCAGCCGTGCGCGCGAACTACGCACGGAATCGTGAGTATTACCGCGAGTACGAGCGCAGCAGAGCAAACCTACCCCATCGCGTCGAGGCACGAGCCAACTACGCACAAACGGAAGAAGGCCGTCAGCGCAGCAACGCCGCAAAGCGTGCCTACATCAAACGAAATCCAGAGAAGCGCGCAGCGCACTTAGCACTTGAGTACGCCATCCGCTCTGGCAAGGTCTGGAAGTCGCCGTGCTGCATGGCGCCAGGCTGTTTCAGTCAGGATCGCCTGCACGCGCATCACTGCGATTACGAAAAGCCTTTGTCTGTCGTATGGCTCTGCAACTCATGCCACAAGGAGTTGCACTGGAACTTCACTCACAAACTGCGCGCTGCCGCGTAAGGCCCAGCGCGCCCTCCTCCCCGGTACACACCCATGCTCATAGACAACCATGCCATAGCGCAGGGCGAGGCTCTGCGCGCCGGATCAACGCGGGCCCTGAAAGGCCGGCTTGTCCGGCGAGAGATCAACGGCATCCGCGAAAAGCTCTGCGGCGGCTGCAATGAGTGGAAGCCGCTGGACGATGATCACTTCCAGTTCATCAAGACGACTGGCGTCTGGCAGTGCTACTGCCGGCCGTGCCTTTACGCAAAGGCTGTAGCGCGGGCACAGGATCGAAGGAAGGCAGCATGAGCCAGAACTGGAGAGCAAGAGTCGCCGCCGAGTTCGGCCAGCCGCTGAACAGCCTGATTCAGGGATTCAAGGATGCAGGGCACAGCGTCAACTCAACCGCGCAGATCATCGGCATCAGCCCGCACACGCTGCGCCGGCATTGCGAGCGCGTAGGCATCGAATTCGAGCGCGGCGTACAGCGGCCTGACAGGCTGCCAAAGCCCGCCCTGGTCATTCAGCCAAAGATGCGAATGCTGACCTTCGCCGGCCAGACGCTCCACCTGCGGGAATGGGAGCGACGCACCGGAATCAACCACACCACGATCATTCACAGGCTCGACAAGATGGGTTGGAGCGTAGAGCGCGCCCTGACTCAGCCGGTCGGGCTGATCAAGCCAAAGGGCGGACGAGACCACTGGAAGCGAAAGGCTGCCTAGCGTTTCCGCTGCCACCCACCGGAGCCGCCCAAGGAGGCGCCATGCGCACCTACACCATCACCGTAACCGAGCGCCAGGCCGCTGAGCTGCAAGAGGCCTGCGAGCTACTGGCGCGGATCAAGATCGGCCAGATCGACCACGCCATTGAGCGGCTGCCGGGCTTCTACGACCGGCGCGACTGGGAGCAGGTCCACGCCACGCGGCACGAGATACAGCGCCTTGCCAACACGCTGATGCCGGAAGCCACAAAGCGCCGAGAGGATGGCATTGCGTGGGACTTGTATCAGGTCATCCGGCATCGCCTGTCATGGGATCGCGCACACGACCAGGGCGTCATCAAACCAGGCGAGCCTCGCAAATGGCCCGAGATGATGGGCGTCTGCTACGACGAGCCGCTGGCAATGAGTGGGCTGCCGCTGGCCACAATCAAGGAGCATGAGTAATGAACGACACACTGAAGGTAGCCGGGCGAATCGGCGCTGAGCTGGGGGCTGCGAAGGCGGAGATTGAGGCTTTGCGCGAGCAGGTCAAGGTTCTGCAATCCGGAGCGAACAGCTGGCAGTCTGGCTATGACAAAGGCAGGAATGACGGCGGCAAGCATCGGAAGAGTGAGGTTGAGCAGTTGCGCCAGCACAAGAACGAGTACATGGATGCCGCAGAGGTTACGCGGAAAGCATTGCTCGCTGAGATCGAAAGCTTGCGGAACGGCCTCAAAAACGCCCGCTACCGCATCGAGCAGGGCCGCGTATGGAATGGCATGGGCTGGACGCTTACCGGCCTTCATGCCCATCAGCAGCAGAAGGCGCTGGATGAAATCGACGCCGCCCTATCCCAGCAGTCCGAGCCCACCGACACCTACACCGCCACCGACATGGCCACAGCCGCAGCGCAGGGGTTCAGGGATGGGCAGGCGGCAGTAGAGCAAGCCCCGGCGCAGGATGAGCTATGGGCCGTCCACGCCCAAGGGCCGGACGAGCTGTACGCCGCATTCGGCCGAGATGATGCCGAGCAACACGCCGCAGCGCTGAATGCACTGCCGATGCCGGCTGGCATTCAGGTATCGGCGACGGTCATCGCCTCGCCCTGGTCCGCTGCCGAACATTGGAAGTACTTGGCAGAGCAGGAGCGCGAGCATGCGGCTGAGCTTAAGGCTCGGGCCGCGCAGACCGAGCAGCATCCGATGGCATACGCCGTGTTCGCCGCAAACGGCAACGTGGTTTGCTTCTCGACCCGGCGTGACCATCCGAGCCTTGTGGCGCTGGAACGAAATGGGCATTCAGTCGTGACTCTGGCGCCCATTGCGCAGACCGCCCCGCAGCCGGAGCAGAGCGCGCTGGTGCTTCCGCGCGCACAACTGGAGCGCATCGAGCGTCGTTTGACCGATTGGCTGGAGCTGAATTGCTGCGAATGCGAGTCCGGCCATTTGTGTGGGCGAAACGAAGTCACCGCCGATCGTGACGCCATCCGCGCCGCCCTGTCCGCCCAAGGAGGTCAGCAATGAGCAAGGTATTGGTTGATCCCGCTACGCTGGAAGAGGCGGCAAAGTGGCTTGAGGTTCACTCGTCAAGCTCAGGAAGCGCCGAGGCTTTCGCAGCTGAGGCATTGCGCGAGGCCATTGCCCAGCCCGCAGAGGCGGAAGGGGTGGAAGTTGTGGCGTGGCGCTACACCAGTAGTCAGGCGTTCGGTCGCCGTGATCGTCGCTGGCACTACCAAGAGACATTCCCGGAGGATGGTGCCAGGCAGGTGCAAGAGATCGGGCAGCTGGACGCACTCGTTCGCGAGTCAGACCACCTCGCCTACCTGTCATCCGTGACCGCCGAGCGGGATAGGCTGGCAGCTGAGAACGAGCAGCTGAAACACGTTCCGGCACAGGAACTGCTTGAGCGGGTCGAGGCGCTGCGGAAGGACAAGGCGCGCCTAGATGCCATCGAGCAAGAGTGCTGGGACGTGCGGTTACTCAGTAGTCCGAACGGCGATGCTGGCGACAGCAGCATCAGCATCGAGATCGTCGGGCACTTCATGGCTGAGCCGTGTGAGCGCGTAGTTGGCGAGAACTACAACGAGAACCTGCGTGCCGCGCTAGATCAGGCGATGACCGCAGAGGCATATCCGCCGGCACGCCCGGAATACGACGAGTACGGGCGTCCGCTGATCGCCGTCATGGCTGCGAAGGAGTCAACGCATGAAGAATAACGTCACATTACCAATGTCCTGCGTAGTCGACGGCCGCACTTGGAACCTGTTCACGTTTGATTTCTATACACCAGACGGAATATTCAGCAGCTATTTCTACGCCATATCGGAAGAGCATGCCGCTGCCCTGTTGGCCGACATGAAGGAGACCGCTGAACTAAAGGGCCAGATGATAGAGGCAGGAATATGAGCAGGATTAGCCAGCATCCAACTGAGCGCGACCGATACGGACTTAATATGGCACTTGCCGCCTTTGCTCGCCGAGAGCAATTGTACCCCGGCGCAGCAGACTTAGTGCGATGCCTTCTGGATCAGATCGACAACGAGCACGCAGCAAAGGAGCCAGGCTACGACGCCCTGCTTTGCGAGGTAGGGGCGCTGCGAAAGGATGCGGAGCGGCTTGATTGGATGGACGGATACATCGTCAGCGCCGACAGCGAGGATACCGGGAAGATTGCGTTTAGCTCTAGCAGGGGCGCGCTGCGCGAATGCGTAGACGCCGCCATGGCTGCGAAGGAGGCGTGAATGCTGCTATCCACGCTGGCGTATTTGGCTATCTGCTTTCTGATCTGGCCGCTTAGCGCAACTCGATTCTGCGCGACGCTAGTTATGCTGTTTGCCTTCACCGTAGCTACAAACACCATCACCCCCTAACCCCGCCCAAACACACAGCCTGCCGGCGAGAGTCGGCGGGGAGGTAGACATATGTCCGAACCAACAAGATCGCCGCTTTGCTGGCCTGCGTGGTTCCCGCGCACACAAGCAAGCAATCGAAAGGAAGGTCGGTTTTCCACACAGGGAGATCGCGGAGCAAAACAGATAACGCTCCATCAGGCTTGCCGCCGTGTCACTGACGAACTGAGCAGGTTCACCCGAGCAGGGCACGCGTGGCGATGCGACCCGAGCGAAGTGATCATCAGCACTGACCTGCAGCTTCGCCAAGATGGGCTGCCCAGATCTGGCCAGCGCACTCCTGACGACCCCGGCGCCGCAGTGTACTTCACGCTTGACGGCAAGCAGCGCTGCGTCCCGTGCGACATGTACCTGCGCATTGAGGACAACATCGCGGCAATCGCGGCAACCATTCAGTCGTTGCGCACCATCGAGCGTCACGGAAGCCAGATGTTTGAGGCGGCTTTTACTGGCTTCGACGCGCTGCCTGCGCCAGATCAAGTAGTAGCCCGCTCATGGCGTGACGTACTGGATTACTACGGGAACGACCTGGAGCAAGCCAGACATCAATACCTTCGCGCCCGCAAGGCTGCCCATCCAGACCACGGCGGAGCGCCTGGCCAACTGAACGAAGTGCAGGCCGCATGGGAGCAGGCTCAGAACGAATTGAGCCGGAAAGCTTAGGCCTAACCCCACACGCAGCAGGAGATAGACATGCAGCACACAGACAAGGCGATAGCAGAGTTCGACCCTGACTTTTTCCGATATTCAGAGCGATTTTATTACGACCCAGCAAATGGCTTTTTGTTTTGGAAACACACCGGAAACAAAAATTGGGACAACAAGTATGCAGGCAAGATGGCCGGCTGCCTCCACACGGATAAAGGGTGTGGCAAGTGCTACTACATAGTCAATGTCAAAGGCCTGTGCACTACGAAAAAACAGCACAGGATCATTTTTTTGCTGATGACCGGGAGATGGCCAAAGCACATTGATCACATCAACGGAAACGGGGCAGACAACCGATGGTGCAACCTGCGGGAAGTTAGCCGAGCTGAAAATAGCAGAAATTATGCGCGCAGGTTCGATAACAAGTCAGGCGTCCCAGGAATATACATCCGCGCAGGCCGGTACCGAGTCATTGTGAAAGAAGAAGGGCGAGCTGTAGGCCTAGGCACCTTTGACCATCTGTTCGAAGCCGCCTGCGTCAAGAAGTCTCACGAGGCACGCAATGGGTTTCACGTCAACCATGGCAGGAGCAGCGGCATATTTGATCGTGCCGCCATCGAAGCAGCCGGCGTAACGGTGAGGGGGTGAGAGATGGGCGCACGAGAGAAACCGCAGCCAATCGAAGGCCTGCCGGTCGACAAGGTGTACGAAAGGAAGTTGGCCGAACTGATCGGCACGACGCCGAAGGCCCTGGAAAGGAAGCGCCAGCGCGGGGTGTTGCCGCACGGCGTATGGGAGAAGGTTGACGGCTGTATCATGTACAGCCTGGAGAGGTACAACGAATGGGCAGAAAAGCAGTGGGGCTCCCCCAGGGCGTCGAAATCGCCGGAAGCTCCGTCCGCATCCGATTCACATGGAAGAAAGAGCGACGCTGCGAAACGCTCCCCTATCCTCAGACGCCCAAGGGATTTGCAGCAGCAGCAGGTTTACGTGCTCAGGTAACCCAGCTGATCAAGCTCGGCATGCTCACGGACGACAAGTATGCCGAGCTGTTCCCCAACTCCCGCTACACCCTCGCCCGCATCACGCCGACCTTCGGCAACTTCACGCAGACCTGGCTCGATAGCAAGCACATCGGCTTTCACACCCGTCGCAACTACCTGCGCGTGCTCAACAAGTACTGGATGCCGCATTGGGCGGACCGGAGGCTGGACGAGATCTACCCGTCAGACGTGCGCGCGCTGATGAGCCGGCAGGACTGGAGCTCCATCACCGACCGCAACGCCGCGGTGCAGGCGGCCAAGGCCATCTTCGCCGCCGCGGTGCTGGACGGCATCATCGCGGAGAACCCGATGCGCTCGGTTGAACGGGCTCGCGCTCCTGAGCGAGACATCGACCCGTTCACTCCGGCCGAGCGTGACGCGATCCTGGCCGACCTCTACATGCACCAGACCGGCGCCAGGCTGACCTATGCGTCGTTCTTCAAGCTGGCCTTCTACACCGGCATGCGAACTGGCGAGCAGCTGTCATTGCGCTGGGCTGACGTTGACCTCCCCGGCCGATCAATTCGCGTGCGCGCCACCCTGGAAAAGGGTGAGGTGCGCGAGAACACCAAGACCAAGCGCGTGCGCAAGGTGCTACTCGTCGACCAGGCTGTCGAGGCGCTGCGGGAGATGCAGCAACTCACCGGTGACGGCGAGTTCGTCTTCGCACCCACCAGCGGCAAGGATGGGCACATCACCAACGTCGTCAGCACCGCCTATCATCTCAAGCAGAGCATGAAGCGGCTGGGCATTCGTCCGCGCCGGCAGTACGATACCCGGCACACCTATGCGACCGTCTGCCTGTCCGCTGGGATGGCGCCGGCCTTCATCGCGCAGCAGCTCGGCAACAGCATCCAGACGCTGCTCAAGCACTACGCGAAATGGATCAACTCAAGCGCCGATTGGGCCGAACTGGACAAACTGAAAACGCCGAATCGGTACGAAATTGGTACGGCAAACCCAAGCGAAGCGACTGAGCCCGCGCAGCAGTAGGCGCACAGCGTTTCTTTTGGACTTCGCGGTATAGTAATGCAGGGTGCCGAAGGGTGTGAAGGAGTGATTCTTGCTGGGCCGACATTTCCGTCACTCATTCCGAATCCACCCGAAAACACCCATTCAGCGCTTCGATTGGTACAAAAAGTGGTACGAGATTCCTCGGCCATTCTCAGCCCGTCCGGGCAATCTCAATTCCCCTTCGTTACTTCCCTTGCCCACTCCTGCAGCGCGGTCAGTTTGAGGGCGCAGGCGTCTGCGTCTCCGGTGATGCCGACAATACGTCGAGCATCCTCTTCGTGAATGTCGGCTCGCTGGCCTCCATCATCCAGGCGGCCGGCGCCGGTGGAGGCGGACAGGCTACCTGCTGCGGCTGGACAACTGGCGCGGACTGACAGCCGGCGAGTGCCATCAGCCACAGCAGCAGACAGCCGCTCAATTTCTTGCTGTGCATGGCGCAGCTCTCCGTATCGTTGTTGGTCGTTTGCGGCCAGGCGGCCTTCGAGATCCTGCCGCTCGGCCTGCTGCCTGAGGATCACCGCGGCATTGGCCTCGGCAACCTGGCGCAGATGATTCTGGTGCTCGGCCTGCGCCTTCGAGGCGTCAGACTGCGCCGATAGCACCCGGATCTGCTGCCCGCCGGCCACAACGGCCAGAGCCAGCACCCACCAGGCCCAGCTGGGCACGAACTTCAGCCAGGCGGTCATCGCATCACCTCACGCACGGCCGCGGCGAAGTTCCGCCCCCACTTTGCGCGGAGCTCGGCGCGTTGCTCAGCAGTGCCGCGGTCGTATGCGCCCGGGCGCCACGTCTTCAGGTACAACCGCCAGGCGCCTTCCACGTCATCCTCGCCCGGCAGGCGGCCCGGATCGCTCCATAGCAGCAGGCGAGCCAGGCCGGCGGCGAGCACGTCGTCACGCTCGATGGCAGTCCAGATGGATCGGTTGTCAGGAGCAACGCCACGCGCACGGTACAGCGCAGCGGCATGGGCTTTGGTGGCCTCATGCGTGCGAACCCCAGCCACCATCCCGCCACCGAGCTCACCCTGCCAGAATGACCGGGCCGGGCCGTTGCCCATCTGGCGGCGGTGGACGAAGCGACTTTCCTGCAGCCCGATAGCCAGCAGCATGATCTCAGCCTCTCGGCTCGACATTCGCGCAGGCAGCAGCGCGAGAGCGGGCGCTATGGCTCGCTCCCGTATTTCAGAGAGGGTCATGATTTTCTTCCAGACAGAAAAAAGCCCCGGCTGGCGGGGCTATTAGATGGACTTGAATAGGGCTTACCCTTCATCCACCACGCGATCCCTTGCAGCCTGGCGGGCAAGCAGGATGTCGTCCGGTATGGGCACGCCAGTCTCCTGCATGCGGACCACATACCAGTCGGTAGACAAAAGATACGCCCTAGATTCTGCGTTGACGCGCTTTCGCTCGGCTGCTTCTGCCTCCGCTGCCTTCTGTTCCGCGGTTTTCAATTGGCTCCAGTTGATGGTCATACGGACGCCTCCGCTACAGGCTCTTCGATTACTTCCGGCTCAGGATCAAACGGCAACGGGATCGGGCCGTCCTCGGTCACATAGATTGGCTCAGGGAATGCCACAGCCTTCGAAGGATTAGCACCGTGAGGCAGACGCAAGGTTAAGTGAAGTTCGCCGTTGATGCGTTCTACAGGACCTACGAGGTGCTCACTTTCGATAGCTTCCGCTGGAAGGGTTGCGCCTTCTGGTAGTAGGCTAAAGTCAAAAGGAATCCCGTTGACAGTTAGTACATCTCCTTCTTTTAAGACTTCGAGGGTCTCATCGAGGCGTACCGGCGATAGTTTGATATGCATAGTTACTCCTTAGTACCAGCGGCCGATAGTGAGGAAGAAAACAGAAACTTCTCTAGGGCCTGTTGGACCTGCGTTTCTCACAAAAACAGTGGCTCCTCCATTGGAATGACCCTCCATACCTGAACTAACTTCGAGCGTATGCCCGTTGGTCGTGCAGGTATAGTAACTGTGCGCAACACCAACAAATGCCGCGGCATTAAAGAACGTAAAGCCAGAGACAGACCCGACAGAAATTGTCGAGCCTTTGTTGCTCCAGCACATCTGCGTCCCGTCCGCATATTTAACGTACTGTCCATTAGCATTACTGCCGCGCTCGATGATCGCGCCCGTGGGTACGCCGCCGGATTGGGAGACGGTGCCGAGGATGTTGCCGCGCCTGTACGCTTTATCCGGTGTCAGCGTGGCCGGGATGCGGGCGACGTTGAGCAGGCCGGCGGTCAGGCTCTCGGCGTTATCGGCTCCAATGGATTGGCGCGCCGCCATGGCATCCACGGCGGCCAGCAGTGCCCTGCCCACCTCCGTCGCCCCAAGGGCTTGGAGGGCTGCTTGCGCATTGGCAGCCGTGAACAGTGCGTCGCCCACCTCCGTCGCCCCAAGGGCTTGCCTTGCCTCGGCGGGTTCAGTTGTTTGAAGAAGTGGATTACTGCCGATCTGCTCCGTCAACTGCCGCAGCCGATCTGCACTCTCCTTCACGTAGCCCTGAATCGGAGCGATCGCGTAGGCCTGACCTGTAGCGGTATCGCCCTGATAGGCTGGCGAGATGCTGAGCACCGACGCGCTGGCGATGTTAGTGACCGCGTACCAGCGGCCATCCGGACCACGGAACGCGTCACCAACACGAGCGTTCGCGCTGAAGGTAGTTCCGGCCCCGGTGACTGTCGCACTATTGGCCGTGACGGCCACTGTTCCTGCCGAATACCACATTGGCATTTCCTTTATTTGGGCAATAAAAAACCCGCACTAGGCGGGTCGTAAGTTGCAAAGTTTTTGAATCAGGCGATGAACAGCCGCGCGAACACCGCCGGCACATTTCCCTTGTCGAGAAACACCGACCCGCCTGGGCCTTGCTGGTATATCTCGGCGTAGTTCTGCGAATAGTTAAGGCTGATCGCGGTTGGCGAGGCCGAGGGAGATGTCGAGGAAAGTGCCGGCAACGTGAAGGGATTGATCATCACGTATTCGTCTTCGGCCACGGCATAGCTTGCGCGCCAGTAGTAGTGCCCAGCCAGCGTGCCGGATACCGAGCCAACATAAGTCCAGCTCTGCACCACGTTGGTGACTACCGCGGGTGCGGCGCCCGAGTCATACACGCGCGCCGCGGCGGCGTTCCATATGCGCAGCCCATAGGTGGCCGAGGCGGTTGGCGCGAACACAGCCGCAAACCACTTTCCGCTTGGCAGGAAGTTGACGTTTCGCGTACTGATGCGAAAGCCCGTCCAGTTCCCGGCGCTGCCGAGAATCGACATGCCGTAATACAGTTCGGTCCCGCTCGACGTTGACGGCCGAATGAACACGCACGGCGGCTCCTGGGTGTTGATCACCTGCGGAAAACTCACCGTCACCGTGCTGGAACTGCCCTGATAAGTGCCGCTGCTCAGCACCGAAAGTCGGGGCGTGTCGGCGTCGATCTGCACATACCCGCTATCATTGATCGCAAGAAAGCCATACGACCCAGATGGCCCAGCAGCCCCGGCCGAGGTGCGGAACTTCATCACTAGAATGCGCGCGGTGATACGGGTGTCGCCCGCGCTGGGCGAGCTTGGGTGGTAGCGCGTCACCTGCACGTTATTCGTCTGCACGACGATATGCGGCATAAAAGCGGTATCGACCGTGCCAGTCAACGCCAGCACAACCGCGCAATGGTTGGTAGCGTTTCCGGTTATTGGAATATTCACCAGCGAAGTGTTGGCGAAGTTCACCAACACATTCGCCACGATTTGATAGGTGAACGTCGACGTATCAAGCTGCAGCCGCCCAAGCTCATCCCAAGTTCTAAGCCCCCCGATCATGCTGTTAAATCCCCCGCCTGCACGCGCAGCACGTTATTGCCGTCCCAGAACTTCAATGCCCGATGAGTCATCTGCATCCGTCCTTGACCGGCCACGCTACCGTTGATTTCAAACGTGCCTGCCTTGTCCAGCTTCCACCCCTGTTGCCCGGCCACATAGTTCGTGGACTGCAACGAGTCGGCGATCTTGGCCATGGTGATCGACGCATCGCCGATCACAGCCGAGTTGATGAACACCTGCCCGCCCTGAATAACGAACGGCGTGCTGATTACGCCATTGGCGGTGTTGATGACGGCAAACCGATCTGCCTGGAACAGCACCTGCGATTGCATGCCTTGCGGCGTGTTCTCGATGCCGATCCCCATGCCGGCGGCGTAGTACTTGCCATCTTGGGTCAGCTGCAGCTTCACCGAGTACATCGCGGACAGATCGCCACTGAGGCTTGCAACCGTCTGTTGCGTCGTCTGGATGGCAGACGAGTTTTCGCCGACGGCCGCCTGCAATTGCTGAGTGGTTTCGGCAACTGCGGAGAACTCATCAGCGATCACCCGCTCGATTTCCGTGATCGAGGCGCCGATTTCGTCCGTGACTTGCGCCTGCAGCTGGGTTATCCGCTCAGCCATCGCGGAGTTCTCGCTGGCCCGAGTGCGGGACTCCTGAGTAATGCGGGCAGATGCATCCCAGCCATTCAGGGCGTCGGCCAGGTCGCCCTCGCCGTCGTCGTCTCGGTAGGCGGCCTGCAGCACTTCTAGGCTCGACGCCGCGGCAGTGACCTTGCCGTCCAGCAGCTCAAGGCTCGCAGTGTTCTGCTCGACCTGCAGCGCAAGGCCGTTCGCTGACTGGACCACTTGCCCGATGTCGAGCCAGTAAGTCGCATTCGGCGGGGCGTTCGCGCCATCAGGATCGGCCGGCACGTCGATCTTGGCCTGATACAGCCGCTGCCCATCGCGCACCGAGTCTCCAGCCTGATAGGCGTTGTGCGGCGAATACTCCAGCGCGTCGGTCAGCTCCCTGATCCGATCGTTGACCGAGCCAGGGCCATCGCCATCGATCAGGTTGATTCGATCGAGCAGGCTCTGCCCAAGCTCGGTTTCGCTGATCTGGCCTGCGATGTACTCGAGGATTGCCGTCGCATCGGCGCTCGATTGACCCATCACCCAATCAGACCACGGACCTATGTTGCCAGTCCTGTCGATCAGGCGCGCGCGGAACCAGAACGTCACGCCAGCGGCCAGGCCGGTCATGGTGTGCGAGCTGGTCGGATAGGCGTAGTCGCCAAGATGTAGTGCATCCTGCACGTTCTGCGTCGAACCATACTGGATCTCGGTCCGCAGCGTGTCCTCTGCTCCGGCCGGGAAGCCCCACTCCAGGCGAATCCCGAAAACCTCAGGCACTGCATTCAGGAAGGCCACGGCGGGCGGCGTTCCTGCCTTGCCGGCGAGATCGATCGCCTCGCTGTAACCCCAAGGGCTCGTAACATCCAGGCTGTTCAGTGCGCGGACGCGGATCTGGTAGGTGCCGGCGTAGATGCCGACCACGTCAATCTCCGTGCCTCCAACGCGCCCCGCGTAGACCCAGGCCCCGTCGCCGCGCTTCCATTCCACGTCATAGCGGGTGGCGCCGGGCGCAGCATCCCAGAGAATCGTCATTGTGGTGACGGCCATGGTCTGCTCGATCATCCAGTCGCTGATGGCGCGGATGTTCGTCGGAGCAGCCTGCACGCTTGAAGGAATTGCCGTGATCGGACGCTGGCTGATGATCGCCCCGCTGTCGACCGCGGCGTGCTTGCCCTCGACGTACTTGCTCGCCGTGATGGCATATTCCAGCGGGCCGGACTCGGCGATGCTGACGATTCGGTAGCGCTGGGCCGCCAGGCTGGTCGATTCCCAAGCCCACACACTCTGCGCGACAGGCGCTGCGTCGAATGCAGGCGCGACGGTCAGCTGATGCCCGTCTACCGCGACGATGCTGCGGGTCTGCGCGACGCCGCTCGGAAGAATACAGGTCAGCTCATCGCCGCTCTGCACGCCTTCGACCTTGTCCACGGTGACGACGGTTGTTGTTGCAGCGCTCAGCCGGCCGCCAATACGGCGCCCTGCTCGAGCATTGTCAGCCACTCGGATGATCTGGCCTGGACGTGCACGGATACCATCAAGCCCGACAGAGAACGTGACCGTTTCCGTCTCGAGCAGGTTGGTCAGCAGCGCCCAGCGGCCGGCGCGCTGAGCCTGACCTTGCGACGTACAGCCGAGCGCCGTGATCTCGGTAGTCTGAACACCAAAACGAGCGATGGCGTCGTCATCCTGCACGTACTCGACCTTACTGCGGTACATGTCGGATGGATCGTTCCAGCCAACCAGAACTGCGCTGTAGCGGGTGCTGCGCTTGCTGCCCTTGTAGCTGAACTTGCCGTTTTTGACGTTGGCGTTGGTGTAGGTGTAGACCGGGTCAGCCGGCATATCGGCCGAGACGATCGCCTGGCCGGCGCCCCAATACGTGATGCCACGGAACACTGCCGCAATGTCCTGCAACGCCTTGTAGGCGTCGGCGCGCTTCTGCAGGTACAGGTTGCAGACGAAACGCGGCTCCATGCCGCCCTGGCCGTCACTGACCAGCTGATCGCAGTACTGACCGATCTGGTACAGCCCCCACTTGTCCACCTGGCTTGCATCGATGCGGTCACCCAGGCCATAGCGAGGATGCAGCAGCAGGTCGTAGTACACCCACGCCGGGTTGTTGCTGTACGCCAGTTGGAACGTGCCGTCCCAGATGCCGGTGTAGGTGCGGCTTTCCGGGTCGTAGTTGCTCGGCACACGAATGATGCGGCCGCGGGCATGGTAGCCACGGCGCGGCACCGAGCCGCCGAATGTTTCTGCATCGAACGAAACCCCAACGATGGCCGAGTTCGGATAGCGGAACTTGGCGTCGATGATTTCAGTGATCGACTTGATGTTTACCGTGTCGGCGATGGTTGACGACGTGCTGTTCGGGGTCAGTCGGCGCACGCGCACACGCCAGCCGCCAGAGCCTGCCGGAAGATCGATGCGCACCGAGCGCTCATAGCCGCCAGTGGTTTTGCCGTTGAAGGCGCCTGTCAGCACCTCTTGGTAAGCGCCAAGGCCAATCGCTACGTCAATGGCGTAGTCAACCCGGTAGCCGGTAGTGTCGCCGTTGCTGGTGTTCTGCTCTGCCAGGCGTGGCACTGTGAAGTTGATCCGAACCGCAGACAGGTCAGCGTTTGTGATTGACCGCACCCAAGGCGCAGAGGCCTGCAGCTCAACGCCGATGTTGATCTCGTTCTCGACCTGCGGGAAGCCGGCCAGGTAGGACTGATCCTGGCTGCCTGTACGCTGCTCCCAGCTAAAGCCGCTGAAGGACGAGCCGCCGCTGGTCGAGGCCGGAGTTTCGTCCAAGTAGATGGACGCCGAGCCGTTGACGAGCCCGTAGATTTCGCCCTCGGAGATGAGGTCGATCAGGCGGGCATAGGCGATGCTGACGAGGCTGTCCGGCGACTCCTTGGGGGTGCGTGGCTTTGAGCTGCCGCCCTTTGCGCCCTTGATCATTGCTGTCATGCCCGGTCCTCAACGTAAACGCCGCCAGAAATCACCGCAGACCCTACGATCAACTCGCCGTAGAGCAGCGGCACAGGGTTGCCTTGGGCCTCGGTGTTTACCGGGCCGTTGAATGCGTAACTGGAACGGTTATTGGCCGAGTCGGCCGACTCTGCGGCGCTTGGCTGCGGAGAGAGCATCATCACCGCCCCGCCGATTGCCATTGCAGCGCCTGCCATCATCATTGCCGGGTTGGCCGTGACTGCGCCGGCCACGATGAGCACGGTGCCGACCACAACTTGGAATATCCCGCCCTGCTTGGCGCCTGCAGGAATTGGCGCGATCCGAATGTCATCCTTGCCGGACGGGTGGCCAAGCGCCTCAGCGCCGACATTCTCGCGGCCGTAGAACACCGCGTATCCACCCGGCGCATTGGACATGTGGCTCTCGAAGCCAGGCATCATCACGCACAGCGCGCGGACGGCTTCGGCGGCATTCGCTACGGCCAGGCGGTGAACGCGACCGAACTTAGCCCCCAGCTTTCCGTACAGCCTGATTGTCTTGAGTTTCATGGCGCCAAATACTCACTGTCTTTTCCAGCCAATAGCCGCCATACGGGTCGCGCTTGGAGTCGCGCCCGTAGAGGTGATGGAGGATTGATTGCGGGGCCGGGTAGTGCTCGGGCTCGGAAGCCAGCACGCCCGACTCGAGATAAATGCCGGCGTGGTTCGGTACCGGGGACCGGATCTGCATCAGCACCACGTCGCCGTGCTGCAAGCTACTCACCTGGTTGAAGCCAGCCCTTGGCAGCAGCTCCCGGTAGTAGTCCTTGCCTTGATCCCACCAGCCGTCCTCGCGCTCGTAGTGGCCGAGGTCGACGCCAATTTCGCGCTGGTAGAAGTCGAGAACGATGGACAGGCAGTCATGCACGCCATGGACGAACTCTCGGCCGATCAGCGGCGCCTGCCAGCCTTCGGGCTTGAGCCAGACGTGTTTCCCCGCCTTGCCCTGCTCCACTGGAATGATTGCCCAGGGCAGGCCAGACTCTTCGCAGGCGACCCGGTCCGCCACGCTGGGCTGCGCCGGGTAGTCAGGGTGGCTGTGCACCACGGCCTGGACCTCTCCCTCGCGCATGGCCGCCTTGTAGTCGGCCGGATCGATGACGAAGTGCTCGCTTGGCGTGGAGGCGATATTGCGGCAGGGTCGGTATTGGCCATCTACCAAAAGCCCGCACGATTCGACTGGATAGCAGGATTCCGCGTGCCGCTTGGCCGCTGCTGGTAGTCGCATGGTCTGCACCCACAAAAAAGCCCGCGCGTGGCGGGCTGTTGGATTGAAGCTGTGTCAGCGCACGAGGGCGGCGGCCGCAAATCCTCCAAACGGAAGAGGTGCATTGGCGCCGAACCGTAGCTTGCAGCTCTGCAGTCGCTTGCCGCATTTATCCCGCGCCGCATCCGTCGTGATGATGTCGTACTCATCCGCCACTGGCGGGCCGGTGTAGCCGCATTCCGCGCTCCGGTACCGCCACGGGCAGTGGTTCGCGATGATCTGCCGCCGCGGAAGCTGAACGCCCTGGAAGTCCATGGCGCTGGCCAGCTCGAACTCCACGGCCTCGGATGTCTCGCCGACCTTCTGCTCGATGAACCAGATTTCCGGTGGAAACTCCTCATCCGGATCGGCATCGGGCATTCCATCCAGGTACTTTGCCAGCGTCCGGCGACGGGTCAGCTTGGCGCCAACCATGTCATCGAACTCCAGACACAGCGCCGTGATGAAGCCGCCGACGTTGCCCATCTTCAGGCTTGGCGACGGGTTGCGGCTGCCGCTCATCTCGAATCCGCTAGCCTCAAGCGGCCACGGGTCGTACTGCACGCCCTTGAAGCTGATAGGCCCGGCGTCGTGGCTGTGGAAGTGGTACACCTCCGCGCCAATCGCTTCGGCGTCGAGGGTATAGAGGGTCACGATCTGCCCGGGCTCCAGGCGCTGAACGTCTGTCGAGAGCGTCATGGCGCGTGGACCTCTTCAAGCGTTGCGGACAAGGTGTAGATCGAGCCGGCCACATGCTGTAACGAGTAGCCTTCTCGGCACTTGAACAACTTCAGTCCAGACGACGGCGAAACCCACTGGAAGGCCATGTAGCCTTTATGACGATCGAAGAACTCAATTGCCTCGCCTACAACGCCAGCCAGCGTTCCTTTTACCGAGACAGACCACGATTCGCGTCTGGTATTTATTCCGTCTCCTGCCTCTTGGGTGTAGCCGTCGCCGAAATCTGTCCTGAGATTTCGGAAGCTTGCCTGGCCTGACGCGGATGCTTGCACGCACAACGAAAATAGTTCCATTACCGCCCGCCTCCGTACAGATTCCAAAGCAGGCCCCCCGGCCTGGACTCTTGCTCAATTGTTTTCAAGGTCGTGGCCGTCATCGCTCCTGCCACTTCGCGCCCGTACGTTTGAGCCTCTTCAGCGCTTGCCCCCGGCTGGGCCTCGACTGTAACCGGTGCCTGAATGATGATTTGCGGAGCTGAACCGCCCACTTTTATCTGGTCGAGGGTCTTGTCGAGCTTCTTGCTGGTTTCAGCCGTGGTGACGCGCTCGCCTTTTTCCAGCAGCCAGGTGCCGGTAGCAGGAACGGAATCGATACCGTCGTGGGCCATGCCCATGAGGGAAGCTGCGCTTACCGCCGCCACCATAGGCGCGGTCGCGGCAGTTGCTGCAGCGGCAGCGGCCGGCGCCATGGCTGGACCGACCATTGGAATCGCCGCCGTCGACGCATAGGCGTTCAGAGCCGCCTGATGTGATGCGGCTGTTGCGTTGGAAATCATGCCAGTGGCCGCTGAGCTTTGTGTCGTCTTACCAACAAGGAGCTGGACGGCCTGATAGGCAAGCCACTGCGCGGCCATTTGCCCAAGGGCATTGATGACCGAACGCGCCATGCCTTCAGCGAGCCCATGGACCGCATCACCAAGCGACTCCGCGTCGAACA